TGTCTGCAGCTGTGCTGTGGATGTATTGAGCTGTGCCTGCAGCATCTTTAATTGTTCCGCTGACTGCGCCAGCTGTTCCTTTAGCCTCTTTGATTCCGTCTGCTGCGTGCTGGATATCTGTGCCAGCCTGCTCAATCTGCTGTCCAGCCCCTGCAGCTCCTCCTCCGTTATCGTATATGTCTTTGGTGCGTTCGACGCCGAGCAGGTAGCCGGCGCTAAAAACAACCACCAGGAAAATAACAACGCCAAGAATAGCAAGAGCAATTTCTTTTCCCGTTGGTTTAAGAAACTGAAGATCATACATAACGTCCCCCTATTTTATAGCGTCCTTGCGCTTATTGATGATGGCCAGCAACGCCGCCACCTCTTTCACGCCACACTCCTGCAGGTTCTCCAGTATGCTGATTGACTCCGTGCAGGCCAGGAACAGCGTGCCCAACGATACCAGGAACGGCTGGGAATTTGCTATCAGCATGGCCACGTCACACACAGAGAACACCAGCAGGATGATGGCGTAGGTCCCGCATTTTGAGATAAACTTTTTCCGCATTTCGCCACTCCGGAAGTATCTCCATTTCCGTGCCTGTACTCTAAATAGCCAAAAGTCGTACACGGTCCCTGGTGTCTGCGGATACAAGTCATGCCACAGCTTGGCAGCCTGCGCTATGTAGCGTGTCAACAGATCCAGCACCAGCACCGCAATGAATAAAAAGCTTATCTGTATATGTACGCCCATTGCAGTAGTCAGAGCGCTTAATCCGGCGGACGCTGCCACCTTTGCCGGAGCATGTTCTATTACGTGTTTTAGTGTAGTTTCAGAAAAATAATTTTGCATTTTGTCCTCTATGATACCACATGCACACACGGATCTATTCCTGCCGCCACACTCCTGCGCCAGTGCTGGCACATCCACCACACGTCTGCGTTGTACATCCGGAAGCACCCATAGGTAGGCAGCAATTCTTCCTGGAACGGACGCATGGCACCGTCCCAGCCAAGATTTGACCCGCCGCCATGACAGGCCCGCCCTCTGCTGTCGATTCCAAGATAGGCATATCCGTAAGCTGCGCTCAAGTCATCCTCGTTCGGCCAGTCAATATCACACACGCAGTTTCGATACACGCCGTCCTCTGCGTTACTGTGCAGCTGGCCGTACTCGTTGGTACCTTCGTAGAAGTCTGTTGACATGGGCAGCTCTGCAAACACATGGTACTCCGTGTCCAGAAGATAGATGCGCTTTTCGGTTTTGTTTATCTGTATCTCTTTTAGGTAACTCATGATACCACCTATACAGAAAAATATTCTGTGCTTGGGGCAGGAATGCGGAAGGTTTCCCCATTAGCATTAACAAATTCTATTGTCCCGCCGGACGTAGTTTTAAAAGTGTCCTCTGAAATATATGCAGAGACATCTGTAACAGCAGGTGTAGTTATTTCGTAGTATGCGACAAGATTGTTGCTGCCTAACCATCCCTTAAAACCGGCAAGCGTTTCAGTAGTATAGTTCGAAGGTCGCACCAAAATCCTCGCATCGTTGTACCCACCGGAATTAATAATGTTAATGCCGATATTACTTGAAGTTGAACCAATGTCATGCTGGTTAAAATAATTGGACGCTATGATATTATTGACTACAGAGCCACGTTCACCGATACTCACAGCAAAATATGGATACGTGTTAGATGACAACATACTCCAATTTTCTGACCCATTCAAAACAATTTTAGCTATTCGTTTTGTATATTTTTTTGTAGTGTAGTCAACTTCGTTATATACGGTTTTGATACCCCATCCATATCCGTCCAACCCTTGTATGGTGGCAGGAACATCATAATCATCAACAATATTACCGTTACTGTCTTTGCTTGTAACCCGCACCACGTTGGCACTTAACAGTTCTCCTGCGTTATAATCATAATGCCCGGCAGGAAACATTGTTTTAAACTTGCTTAATGATGGTTCGCTGTTCCGTCCAAACATTGTTGTCAGATCGCAAACCATGTCCGCAGAAGCAATCGCAGCGCCGCTGCTCGTTACAATTTGAGACGTACCGTTAGTCAGCACATAATACTTATGCCCGCTTATTGTTGGAACGGACGTTGTTCCCGTATCAACAAGTTGATTCCATGCTATGGTCTTGCCACCAAGTTTAATTATTTGTGCTGTTTTTGACCTGGGCGGGACCGTTTTAACATAAGAATCTGTTGAGTTATTATATGCAGGACTCATTTTATTGATGTATTTCTGCGCTTGTTCTATCGTGTCAGCAATGGTTTCCAGCATTCCTTCACGGGTAGTTATTGACGGAAGCGTTGCCGGCGTTGCTGGCGGGCCGTACAGACCTTCATAATACTGTTCTAATTTTTCCATGCCGGTTGCCCATCGTTCCAGTAAGGCATCTCTGTCGGTGTTACTCATTACCAGCCTCCGCCTCTAATATCGCATTAATGTTTTCAATAGCAACAACAATGCGTTCCAGCATGGCGTCTACAGTAGTTAAGTTTTCTTCCATGATTATCACTCCTTTTCTTTATTTTTCGTTTACACAAAATACCAAAACGTGTCATAAACAGGCGTGCTACTGCTTATTGCACTACCTCTGTTGTGGACAATGATTGTTCCATCTGTGTTCAAAAAAACCAAAATATTCATTGTCGGGGAGCTTAACGTATATACAACACCATCAATAGGTCTGTACTTGATGGGAATCGTATTATCCAACGTAGTCCGCCCGGCAGGTAGATTATTTATATTGCCAAACTTAACCATAACAAGTCTACCGCACCTATCAAAAAATACACTTCCTTGACCTATGGGTGACAGAGTCATGGTTGCATTGTCTATCTTATCACCAGTTATAATGACTTCCGGTTTGTTCGTTAGTTGCTGTGCCTGTGCATTGATTTCGTTGTTCCTTGTGACAATTTTTATATTACTGGAAGGAGTGTTAGATATGTTGAACATATACGTTCCTGTTGCTGTCGTTGTATAATTAAGATTTCCATCCAAAATCCAATCATCAGATGTGACCCACAAGTCCGTAGAGTTAGCGTTCATGGTAAACTTGTTGTTCGTGATTTTAATGTTCCGTGCAAACGTAACATGAATCACCAAGTTTTCACTTCCGTTAGTTTCAAAATAGCATCCGTCAACAGTAAAATTCGTCAGGGCATATGCAGATGGTGTGCTGCCCTCCACGATCTTAATCCCGCCTGACGAACAGCCTTCAATCACGCAATCCCTGAAATGGATACTTGTCATGTACATGAAACCACTATCATTGACATGATTTGTCACTCCATATACACAGCGTTCCACAGTGGCACAATGGACATACAGAGCATACGTCGTTCCCATGTAGATATAGCAATACGAATCCGTACAGAGGTCACCGAACGTATACACCTGTTGCATAGTTGTCGACTGACTTGCAGATAGTGTTCCATCAAAAACCTTGTTAACAGCAGAGAAACTGTTATTGATACTGGTAATCCGCAGGATTTTAGACACATCAAACACGGAACAGAGAGATGTCTTGTCTGCGACAGGAGGAATATCATTAGCTCCACGGAAGGTTATATGCATGAAGCAAACGTCTCCCGCTGTAAAATTAGCACCTTCCGGGGAATGGTTACCGCTAAAAATATACCCACTGTCTCCCTTGTAAATCTCTCCACTACCAGTCCCCATAAAAATCAAATGCTGACGTAGAGAGGTTCTGCCGTATCCCTTATTAATATATAAGGTGCTTCCAGTGATGTCATATTTACGTTTTATGGTTATGGTCGCCGATTTTTTGGTAATTGCATAGTCAATGGCATTCTGTAATTTGATTGCGTCAGTTACCCCCGGAAATTGATCCGGGTTGATTTCTTCCCCTAATTTTTCTGCTACGTTTCCATTGTTTATGAAAATAACATTGCTTCCATCATCCACGTCACTCTGCATTTTTTCACGGATGATATACATAGCGGACCCGCCATCGTTGACAGAATAATATCCCTTCGTGCCTGCCGTAATGCCAGCCGGTATGTTCGCACTACGCATATCGGCAACACTGTCATACCATTGTGCCTGCAACTCCACGCCTGCCGCCGCTGCCGCTGCCGCTTCTGCCGCCGCCGCTGCCGTTGTTGCCGCTTCCGTTGCTATCTCTGCATACGGGCCGGGATCAGCACTCGCTTCAAACCCTGTTCCTTCCATGTTGACGCGGAAACTCTTTCCAGGTTCAATAGGAAACGTCATATCAAAATCCGGATGTGTAGCCTTGTCGCCTTCAGAAATTCTTAAAGTCCTTCCCCACCATTCGTAAATCTGCTGCAGTATCATCGTCAGCTTGTCCAGCGCCAATTCGATTACAAAAAACGGCCACTTCTCACCCAGATCTTTTTCCTGCGTCACCGGCAGCTCACGGTATACCACCAGCCGCTGACCCATCTGTACTGGTGCAGGGCGGTCTGCCAGCGGTGGTTCTGCACCCGGGGCATAGCCGGGATAATGTACTGTGTTGTTTACAGTATCCACAAAATAATCGGACGTGATATCCGTTTCCGTACCGTCCGCATCAATCAGCAGCAGCTTTATGTCCGTCGCATCGATGATCCGGAAGGTGAACGGGAACGCGGTCGTTGCCCCGTCGCCCTGGTACACGACCTGGTTAACGTCGGTTATAACCATTTTTTCTTCTCCTTCTATAACAAAAAAGAGGGAAGAGCAGGCGCCCTTCCCTCCTTGTGGTTAATTAAAAATTCTGCGCAATGCTTCCAGGCCCTGCTGGATCTTCTGCTGTTCATACTGGTTGTTTCCGGCGCGCCCTGCCATCTCTTCCAGATTGGCGATCATACGGTCCTCAATGCTGTGACCGGAGTACTG